TTAATGCGTCAACAATGGATATTTTAAATGCTATCCGAACTAATGCTAATTATGAATATCAGTCTTTAGTTCCTGCTGTTACTAGGGCTACAGATATTCCGAAAGTAGGAGAGGTGCTGTTTGGGCATCCTGCTCTTGCTAACCAGTTTGTAAATGCACTTGTAAACCGTATTGCTCTTGTAAGAGTTAAGAGTGCTACCTTTAATAATCCCTATGCAGATTTGAAAAAAGGTTATCTTGAATTTGGTGAAACTGTTGAGGAAGTATTTGTTTCTATTTCTAAGGCAAGAGAGTTCGATGTAGAGAAAGCACCTGCTAGAGAGTTTAAACGCACACTTCCAGATGTACGTTCTGCCTTCCATGTAATGAACTATAGAGTACAGTATCCTGTTACAATTCAGAATGAAGATTTGCGTATGGCTTTCCTTTCAAGTGAAGGCTTGCAGGATTTAATTTCCAGAATTGTTAATAGTGTATACACAGCTGCTGAATATGACGAGTTCCTGCTTTTCAAGTATATGATGATTAAAGCTATTGCTCATGGTAATGCTTATCCTGTAGCTGTTGACTTTACTGATATTAAAAATTCTGCTGTACAGTTCAGAGGAATCAGTAACATGATTACTTTTATGTCAGATAAGTACAATGCAAGTGGTGTTACTACAACCACACCTAAAGCAGACCAGTATATCTTTATGGATGCTATGTTTGATGCACAGTTTGATGTAAATGTTCTTGCATCCGCGTTTAACATGGATAAAGCTGATTATATTGGACGTAGGAAACTTATTGATTCTTGGAACACGTTTGATAATGAACGTTTTGAAGTTATCAGAGAAAATAGTGACATGATTGAAGAAGTTAGTTCTGAGGAGCTTGCTCTTATGAATGATGTCATTGGTGTACTTGCAGATTCTGAATGGTTTCAGATTTACGATAATGAGAACATGATGACTGAAACATATGTAGCAAGTGGTATTTATTGGAACTACTTCTACAATGTTTGGAAAACAGTTTCTAGTTCTCCGTTCAGTAATTTTGTAGTATTTGTTAAGAATACAGCAACAACTACACTTCCAGAAACTGTTACTGTTACTGTTGCATCTAAGGATGTTTCTGATGAAGCTACAGTATTTACTCTTGAAGCAGAAGAAATTGATGCTGTTGCAGGTGGTAATGTTCATTACGTTCAGACACAGGATGCTGTTGAAAAGGGTATTGCAGTTCAGAAATTTGGTGCGGTTATTATTCCTGCTAATGCTACAGAAACTACTATTGCACTTGAAATTGATGGTGTTGAATATACAACAGAAACAGCTATCAATAAGGCAACTACAAATGTTGGAAGTGAGATTGAATTTACTAAAGAATAATTCTGCCTCCTTTTAATATAGAAACTTTTAACAGCTGGGTGGGTCGGTGGGCTATTTAAAGGAGAAAAATGAATAGAACTTTATGGATTAATGATAATTTTATAATTCCTATTTTTTGGAATGGAACATATGCTGACTGTGGTATTAGTGCTAAACAGATTATTTCTACTAGCAAAACGCAAAAACCTGTTATTCTTTTGCATGACAGGTCTAATGCTGTAGAACAGATTATTGTTATTAGTGATATTAGTTATCAGCCTAATGACGGTTCTGTATATGGATTTTATTTAACAGAAACAGGTAATTATATTAGTGTAAGCATTATTGATTATGATAACGAAACAACAGTAGCTATTAATGAGGGAAATATTTCTGGTTCTATTGCACCAGATGTTAGGGGGTATTTAAGTAATGCTTTCTTTCCAGTAGGAACTGAAATTTTTTCTCACAATGATATTAATGAATCTCTTGAAGGAACATGGCTTAAAAAGAATACTTATATAGACCAGGATATGAGTATAACGATAAACCAAAACGGATTAAATCTTAAAATAACACCGTTGCCTAATACTCATTTGTTAGAATTTTCAGTACAAGGTATATTTAATAGAGAAGCAACAGCTGGTTGGACTGACCTTGTTATAGATACAGATGATATTTGTGCATCATATTTTGACCTAAGTTTAAGACCAGATACTAATAACTATTATAATTTACCTTTTGAAGTTCTTGGTAGTTCAACTTTGGCTTATATACAAAGAACATATCTTAATAGACACTTAGCTATAAGACTGTTTTTAAATACAGGTGAAAGTATTACAGCAAATACTTCAATGAAGTTCCAATGGCTTGAAAGATACCACAATTCAGAAGTAATAGAAAATGATTTAAATACATATAAATGGCTAAGAACAGAATAAAAAGGAGTTATTAATGTATATTGAACCTAATACTGATATATATTTATTAGCAGAAATTCCACTTGATAATACATATAGAAACAGTATTTATTTTTCAAGTGCAACAGCACAAGCTAATTATTTTTCTAGTAAAGCTAATAGTTTGCTTAGATTCACTAATCAGAGTTATCAGAGAAAAGGCAGGGGTTATATAAGATTACAATGTGATACAGCACAAAAAATGCGTTTAGCATATGGTTGTAATTATCTTATGTATAAGAACACTTCCTTTGAAAATAAATGGTTTTATGCTTTTATTACCAGTGTAGAATATGTTAATAATGCTGTTTTAGAAATTCAATATGAAATTGATGTACTTCAAACATGGCATTTTGATTATGAATTACAGGAATGTTTTATTGAAAGAGAAACTGTAAGAAATGATACTGTAGGTGCTCATACATTAGCTGAAAATATTGACATAGGTGGCTTTTATCAATTTAGCAATATACAAAACATGACAAACTGGAATAGCTATAGTTGTGTAGTGATTAGCTCTTATCAAGATACGGTTGGTGAACACAGCGTTAGTGGTCAATATATTGCAGGAATTTATAGTGGTAGTGATTACACAGTAGCTGTCATGGATAATCCTGCACAAAGAGATGCTTTTAACGATTATCTTTCTGCTATTGTTAATGCTAATCAATTAAATTCTATTGTTGCAATACTATTTTGTCCTACAGCTATTACACCTTCCACAACAACAGATGACCACGGTCATGAAGTCTGGAATAGTGAGCCATATAGAGGATATTTACAACCTAGAAAAAGACAAGATACATTAGGTAGTTATACACCTAGAAATAAGAAACTTTTGACATTCCCATTTAATGCACTATATGTTCATAACAGTTTAGGAGATTCTAAGATATATAGATATGAACAATTTGGCAATACACATGATAATGCTAGTGGCTATTGTGAGTTCTATTTAATGTCAGAATTTTCTGGTAATCCAGAAGTAGATATTTACCCTAACAACTACATGAGAGAGGGAATTGATTTTGATAATGGGTTATCAATAAGTAATTTCCCACAATGTAGTTTTAGCTATGATGTGTATAGAGCATGGCTCGCAAACGGTGGTGCTGTTAAAGCTACAGCAAATATTGTAGGGTCTGCTATTGGTATGGTAGGTAGTTTTAATCCTGCTAGTGTTACACCTGCTACAAGTGTTGGTGGTGCAACAGTAGCTAATCCACAAACAGTTCCTGCTTCAGTAAATGATATCGGTATGGCTAGTGGTGCTCTTGGTATTGCGAATACTGTTGCAGATGTAGCAATTAAAAGTATTCAGCCTAGTGCTCAAGTTGGTACACAACAAAGTACAGTTATGACTAGCAACAGATATTTAGGCTTTTATTGTGCTCAGGCTCATATTAGACCAGAAATAGCTACAGTTATTGATGATTATTTTGATGTTTATGGGTATCAAGTAAATTATAAAAGAGTTCCTACTAGAAACAATAGACCACATTGGACATATATTAAAACAAGAAACTGTGATGCTATTGGTAGTGTACCTGTAAATGATATGAGAAAGATACAAAGTATTTATGATAATGGTATTACATGGTGGATGAACGGAAATGAAGTTGGAAATTATTCATTAGATAATAGTCCATCATAAGGAGATTATATGGCTAGAAAAAGAAGAAAAAATGGTAGACTAGCAGATTCACCTTATAATATTGAAGCTGTTGATATGAATAATCTAACCTTTATGTATTACTTTGAGCGTTTAAAAGAACTGGCTATGTCAATGTTCTCTTGGAAAGATTTACCGAATGAAATTGATTCAAGATTTATTGAACTAACACTCTTTGAAAAAGGTTATGGATTATTTAGTGTTGATGAAGTTATTGGTGATATTTTTACACAGGTTGCTCTTGGTGGAACTTGGAATATTTATAACATTCCCAATAACCGACAGGCACTTGCTAGCAACGGCTACAATAGAAAATTAGACCCGACAAATAGTGTAATCTGTTACAACAATTATTTGCATACAAATAGCGTAAATATTATTGCTCTGTATGCCAAAAGACTTGCTAATCTGGAAAGAACTATTGATATTAATGTTCATGCACAAAGAACACCTGTACTTATTGCCTGTAATGAGAATGAGCGTTTAAGCATGAAGAATCTTTATGAAGATTATAATGGACTTGAACCTGTTATTTTTGGTAGTAATGATTTAAACCAGAAAGAGATTAAGGCACTAAAAACAGATGCACCTTTAGTTGCACCAGAACTTATGCAGTTAAAATTCCAGATTTGGAATGAGTGTTTGACTTATTTAGGTATTAGTAACGTAAATATGCACAAGAAAGAACGGCTTCTTAACGATGAAGTAACAAGAAATATGGGTAGTACAGTTGCTAGTAGATATAGTAGACTGGATTCAAGAAAACAGGCTTGCGAGAAATGCAATAGTTTGTTTGGATGGAATATTGATGTTGTTTATCGTGAAGATATTGATGTTCTTGCTGAACAAGTTGAACAGCAGATGTTTAATCCTGTTACTGATGGTGTTTCTAGTACGCAGAAAGAAGGTGAGATTTAATTTATGAGTAAATATACAACAGAAGTTAGATATATTTGTGAAGTAAATGCAGGTCTTACTGAAAGCAAGGGTTATAATGACGTTGAGAAGATTATTACAGATAGTAGAACTAAGATTTTCGATTTTGATTACCCTATTTTTGACAATGAATATCGTAGCGTTTTGGAACGTAAAATACTTAGACACTATTATACAAGAGAAATTGGATTTGAAAGTGTAGGTCTTTGGAAATTAAAATTGAATATGAAGCTAAATGATATTATGCCATATTATAATCAGCTTTATGAAAGTGAGTTATTAGAGTTTAATCCGTTACATGATGTTAATCTGACTATTGACCACAAGAGAGATAATAGCGGGTCGGATAGTAGGGAGAATACAGGTACAAGTAATAATAGCGGAAATAGTACAAGTACAACTAATTACTCTAATACAACAGATTTTGATAGCGTAAGATGGGATGAATATAGTGATACTCCACAGGGAACTGTTGGTAATTTAGATAATCTTACATATTTAACTAATGCTAGGAAGAATACAGCAGACGATACTACAGATGTAACTGGAACTAGTACAACTACAGGAAGTTATACAGATACTGGAAGAACTACAGGAAATGAAAATGGTGAATTTGAGAGTACGGAAGATTATCTTGAGCATATTGTTGGAAAAAGAAACGGATATAGTTATAGTAAGATGCTAACAGAATATCGTGAAACTTTCCTTAATATTGACTTAATGATAATTGAAGAACTTAGTGATTTGTTTATGTATTTATGGTAAGGAGTTATATATGCACATTTATTCAAAAATAAGTGATTTAAGATTTTGGATTCAAAAAGTTTTACCTTTAGTTTATGATGACAGTCTTAGTTATTATGAATTAGTATCAAAATTAGTTGCTAAATTAAATGAGGTAATTGATAGCCAGAATGAATTACTTGATAATTTTGGTAATGATTTGCAAGAAAGTGTTGAAAAAATTTTAAAAGAATGGCTTGATAATGGCACTATTGAAGATTATCTTAATAATTTAGTAATT